CGCATTGCTGGCACGTGTGACCGTCACGCTGAAGTATCCGCGCCCTGATCTTGCGCCATTTGCTTGTGCTTCCATTGTCCTTCAATGCGCTTGCCATTAGTAATACCCATGCTTCAAATGAAATGCCCATGCTTTGCATTGTGTTTGGTAACGCTTGGAATTATAACGAATCGTTGCGTCTATCTGTCTGTATGGATCAAGGTCACGATAGTGCGTTGATTTCATTTGACCCAAACCATAGTGCGAACCATTGCGCGCAACGTATGACCACCGTGATTCCTTAGTGATGATCTTGTTAAAGCACTGGAATTCCTTGTAATCCAATAGCCTTGAATGTGCGTATAACTTCAAATGATCTATTGAATAATTAGCTGCATTTGCGTTTTGTATCCCTGTTGTGAATGTAACCGCCAAAATGGCAATACTCCCCCACAAACGCTTACTACGCTTCAGCGAACTAACCGCGGTGGCGGTTCGCTTCACGCGAAGTAATCGTATCCGACGTGTCAATGATCTGAATAACTTACGCATGGGCTTGGGCGTGTCCCACAGGTTTTGCACCCTTGTGGATAACGCTTGTGGATAACCATTCATTGCCCACCCCAGCCAGTACCCTTGAATGAAATGCCAAATGTTGAGTAGATACGACTCATGTTTTCTCCACAACAGATTGGGTTTCGTTCCTCATGGATTGACTTATCCACCTCAACACTGATTTGGCACACTGTGCATTTAAACTCATAGATCGGCATTGGATTGTCCAATCTGTGCAACTGTCATGCAACTGCACACTGTGCATTGGATCGTCTCCACACCCGCTGGAAGTAGATCGGTTATCTTGTGAATCAGCTGCTTTGTTATTTTCTTGCATTTGCGACATTCAAATTGCACTGTGTCCATAGGTTGATCTCCTTAGGTTTTCAATGGGCTGAAGGTTGATTTGTGTGACCCACCAATTCGGTTGCTTGGAATGGCGGTATTTGGGGCGTCGTGCCATAGCAATAGGAATCCACCCAGCAATGTAATAATGCGGTGCTTGACCAGTGACCAACACTGCAATGTCGTTTGGTCTGTCGTATTCGTGAACGATCAACTGACCTGCAACGTATTTTGTCCAACGTACTTCAATGGCATTTCCAACGTCTGCCTTGTGTTTTAACTTTTGTTCATAAGGGTCAAACGGAAGGTCAAAGTATTTGGCAACCACCCATTCGCTACCGATTGCTTCAGCAGTTTCGACCAGGTATTCATAGGTTGTTAAGTCCTTTTGATACCGTTGCGGATTGTCGGTGTTTTTGTGTGTATCGGCTTCCCACTTAATAGCAGCTAAAAGGCAGATCATTTGTTCGTCATGCGTCAAGTGCATTTTCATCTGCAACCAGCGCAAAACCAAATAATCTTTTCACTGCCGTATCCCTTTTGGTATCCAAACGCGTCGAACCTTGTCAGCATTGAACACTTATCGCATTGTTCGATCTTGTATTCCTCAACAACCACGCCGTTTTGTAGCAACTTTGCCGTCATGGTTTGTGGGTTCAAAATCTCCATGAAATCACTCATGGCTACACCTGTGGCTTCCATTTGCCGTCACTGGCTAATACGTGCCAGCGCGGTGTGCATTGTGTTGCCTTTGTGCGTTCGGTGCAGAAATACCCGCCCCACGTTTTTGGTGATCCGTCATGCGATTGCTTCCAAACCATGTGACCATGACTGCACCGTGGTGCTTCCTTTACTAATTCACCGCCCAACTGTTTTGCTATTTCGTCCATGCTTGAACCCAATGAAGGAACTCCCGATTGTTCGGCTTCACCAGCGGTTTTGAAACTAGGAACGTTACCAAATTTGGTCGTCCAATAGTCGTGGTCCTTTTCAGCATTGGCAACCGTCAGGGACGTCTTTTCGACCTGTTCCATGACTTCGCGGGTTGACCGTTCAGCCCCACCCATGACTAATTGCTGAACGCGCATGATCGCACTGGTTACTGTGTCCTCAACAAACCAACGCTTCATGTTGGGTTGGTAGGCACTGACGTAACCATAAGCAAAGTCTGTTCCTGCGGGAACAACGTCGTCGTAATGACGATACGCTTTTGCTTCAACAAGCACGTAACCCTTCTCAGCACTGAATTCGACGATCCGTGTTTCAATGCGTCCCATTGGATAGGTTGTATTCCAGCGGGTCAAACGTGCAAGGCTTGCCTCATAGTTATCCAAGAAACCCATTTATTTAACCGCCTTTCGCTTAGTAGCAGCAATGTGGCGACTCATGGCGCGACCGCGAATGTATCCTTCGCGCTTGCCTTGCTTGAAACCGCTGGCATAACCAACGGCAGCAGCTAAAACCATAAGAAAAATAATTCCAACCAAACGACCCAATGTTGCTGGGTCAAGTAGATCAAGTACCATTTGAATTCTCCCGATTCTTGGTGATAGGACTACCACCTAGACATAGGGTGAACCACGATCAACGCGCGGTCAAGTCTCCCGCATAAATTACGGCGTGTCGCCAAGCAATTTGTCAACCAATGAGTCCAGACGTTTTTCGATTCTGTTGACCTGATCTTTCAATGATGTACCGCCATTGGGCAAAAGTTCACGCATGATTGCTTTGACCATGAAGCGCATTGCCGAATAGACGGCAGTCATAATCGCAAGGACGCAACCAATGACTGCCGCCCATTCGTTTGTCGTCATTCCCCAGTGACGCCAAACTTCTTGTCATTTGGGTTTAACCAGCGCAAAACGACTGGGGCAACTGCTGCAACACCTGCCATTGCTAGGGTTTTTGGATCAGTAACGCCAGCCATGTATAGGGCTAGGGCTGCTGCCAAGAATGATCGCGCCCATGAGGCTGCTAAGGCTTTGGCTTTGTCCATTTTTTTGTTTTCTCCTTTGTCGGTTTGTCTCCCGATTTTGGCATTTCGATTGTTGGGAATTCGCCCTTGTAAGGGGCAAATTTAGGAATACCGAACCCAACAATTTCTGTCCCGATCTTTCGAACCTTCACCATGACCATGCCGCCATTGCGTTGGTCGCCTGTCCCGCTGGTGTTGCCTTCAATTGTGACGCATTGCTTGTCGTCAATTAGTCCAACAACAATTCCCACGTGCGAAATACGATCAACGCCGTCGTGTGGAAAGTCCATGAACGCTATGTATCCCAATTGGGGAATGAATGACCAGCGGTTGATTTCTTTAAATTTATGCGCCCCGATTGCAGTGCCAACGACTGAATGAATTTTGACACCTGCCTGTGCTGCACACCAATTGACAAATGAACCACACCATGGCAAACCGTTTGCTTTTGTGAATTCACCGTATTTGGTCAGGTTTTCACCTGTTTCAATTGTGCCGACTTCAGCTGCTGCGACTTCGATCAGTCGTGCATTTGTGTTGTCAGGAAATGTCATTATTTTCCAAAACTTCCAAAATTGCCACTGCCTTTGCGCGTTCAACAATTTCAGTTTTCAACAATTTTGTAACCTGGTCAAACTGCTGCAAAACTGCCAAACGTTCCAAACGATCCATAGGGCATTGTCGTGCGGCTTCCTGAATTTCAATGTCCCTTAAGTGTATTAAATCAGCGTCCCAATTGCCGTCTAGTGTCAACAATAACGCACTGTAAAAATCTACGTTTTGTGAATAACTATCCACTTCCAGTTTCCGCATTTCGATTGTTGTCATTTGTTGATCCGTCATGTTTTTTCCTTTGTTAGTAGTTAGATAAATGCAACGCCGTATGCGTCGCCTGTCGGTAGCGTTGCTGGGTTTGCATACTTTGTACCAAACCCTGCTGAGAATGGATAGGTCGAAACAAATGGTGTCGTGTTATGGGCAACGGCAATGGTTGCGCCGTCAGCACTAAATGCAACGCCCCTGCCTGTGCCTGTTGGCAGTGTTGCTGGGTTTGCATACTTTGTACCAAACCCTGCTGAGAATGGGTAAGCGGTAACAAACGGGCTTGTACCATGTGCGACTGCAATTGCCGTGCCCGCTGGATTAAATGCAACACTCAATGCAGTGCCAGTTGGCAAGGTTCCAGGGTTTGTGTATTTTGTACCAAACCCCGCCGAAAATGGATAGGCAGAAACGTACGGGCTTGCTGCATGTGCAACGGCAATTGCCGTGCCCGCTTGATTAAATGCAACACCATAACCCGTACCTGTTGGCAGTGTTGCTGGATCAGCATACTTTGTACCAAAACCTGCTGACCAGGGGTAAGTTCCAACCCACGGACTAGCGTCAAATGCAACAGCAATGACGTCACCTGCTGGGTTAAATGTTACGCCGTCGCCTGTAAAAGTTGGCAAGGTTGCAGGGTTTGCATACTTTGTACCAAAACCAGGGTTCCACGGGTATGTTGAAACAAATGGCGTCGTTGCGTGGGCAATGGCAATTGCTGTGCTTGCTGGGTTGAAGGCAACACCATAACCCGTGCCTGTCGGTAGCGTTGCTGGGTTTGTGTATTTTGTGCCAAAACCTGTTGTAAATGGATAGGTTGAAATGTATGGCGAAACGTCGTGCGCAACCGCAGCTGAAGTCCCCAGGGCATTAAATGCAACACCATAACCCGTACCTGTCGGCAAGGTTGCAGGGTTTGTGTATTTTGTGCCAAAACCATTTGACCACGGGTAAGCGGTAACAAATGGCGAAATGTCATGGGCAATTGCAATTCGCGAAGCAACAGATTTCCTCGCGCTTGCCATAATTCCCAGCATTGGTGACATTATGAAATGTCTCCAAAAACGATCCATGAATTTGCCGCAAGTTTTTTGCATGTCGCACCGCTGTTTACCACACGCAATTTTGGTGTTGCGCTGGTTGCACCTGTTGAAATGACCGTTGTCGTGCCTGGGGTCACTGCACCGATTGTTGGCTGACCTGCACCAGTGATCCAAAAAACGTTGATTTCAGTGCCGACGGCAAAGTTAAACGTTGCGTCAGTTGGAATGTTAAATTGTTGCGTTGCAGCATTGTTCATGCTGAAAATGTTGCCTTCGTCGCCTGAAGCAAATGTGTATGCAGCTGTTTTTGCAGAATAGGTTGATGAGATTTTTGGTGATGAAATGACGGGTGCTGTCAATGTTTTGTTTGTCAATGTTTGCGCTGTTGTTAGATCAGCGGTAACTGCTGTGTCAATTGAAACCGTGACTGCCCCTGAAGTTCCACCACCTGAAAGACCAGTGCCAGCAGTGACGGCAGAAATGTCGCCCGCTTCGCTTGACCATGCTGGAACGCCACCGACAACGGCTAAAACCTGACCAGTTGTTCCAATTGGCAAACGTGTATTTGTGTTTGCTGTCGCTGACGCATAAGAAATGTCGCCTAAAGTAGTTTCGGGGTTCAATGCTTTCAGTCGTGTGTCAACGCCTTGCAATGCGACGTCAAAATCGGCTGGCAGGTCAGTGACCAAATCAGTCGAAGTTGGAAGCACAAACGAATAGTTGGTCGTCGGGTTTGCCATTTGTTTTTCTCCTTTTCTACGCCACTATTGTGGCAGATTCCCATGTCAATGTCGGCGACACGGTGTTCCATTTTTCAGTAATTGGCACGTCATTCCAACGCATTGCCTGCAACGAATAGGCAAGCGGTGAAAGTAACAAGGTCACTGAAAGTTGGTTGTATGAGGCTTGAAACGACCAGCCTTCGACAAAACCCTGAAACGTACCTGACGCCATGTTAAGCGGCAGATTGTTCAGCGAGATTGCCTCACCCATAAAAATGCCGATTAAGTTGTCGCGGTCACTGTTGTCCAATTCAGGGTTTGTCAGGTCAAACGTAATTTCACTAAAGATCGGTTGTGGCTGGGCGCGCAGTGATAAGTAGAAATTTGCCTGTGCAGTTGCGTCGGCTGAATTGTGCAAAGTCGTTGAAATGATCTGACCCAGTACGCCGTAGTTAGAAATTGAAGTGGCGTCGCTGGCTGAAACTTCAGCACTGCTAGTTGCGCCGTATTGGATCGTTAGCGAATTTCGCACGTCACCAACGCGGGTTTGAATTCTTAGTCCAGCGGCGCGCGCTTGATTGGCGTCGAGGTCAACGTAACCGTTGGTGGATAAGTAATTGGTTCGGTGTGTGCTATCGGCATACCCGATCCGTCCTAATGCGTCCTCATAAAGGTATCCCAAACCTGAAGTTGCCAGCGCGGAAACCAGTGAATAAACGTCGGTTCGGCTTGATGATCTAGCTGCCAATTCATAATTGCCTGGTCTATCTATTTCACCAAATCCATTGTTTTGCGCGTTTGCCCACGTAGTTATTGCGGGTGTGTATGTTCCCCAAGTAACTGCGCCAGCGACCTCAGCCCAAGTTCCAAACAAAACGTTTTTTAAAATGTCATAAATTTGATCGCCGTCAAATTCTTTTGGCAATACTCCGTTCGTCAATGCTTTTGGCAAACGCGCCAATGCACCAAGTGCAGTGATTGAATAGGTTTGCGTAAATAAGGTCGAACCAATGTCAAGAATTTCCAAACCAATGTCCACCACGTTACCGCCAAAAATGGCAACGTATGCGCCCGACGTGTCTTTGATTGAAACGCTAATTGTTGAGTTGATTTCGACTGGCACAATGCTTTGTGAAGTATCCAGCAGCTGAATGTTGACGTAGCCCGCTTGGGCTTGTTCATAAATGTTGGTTCGCCCGCTTGAAATGGAAAGGTTTGCTAAAACCGCCGTTGTATAAGCAACGCCGTCAATTTCAACCTTCCAAACTGGATTCCATTGGGTCATGTGAATTGCAGGTTATTTGCGCCACCTGTACCCCGATAGAAACTATTGTTTAAAACGTCAATAATAGATCGGGCAGTGCCTTCGCGGTCAATTGCACCGTTGACCGTGATGTTGATTGTTGTCCCACCCATGCCGTTGTTTGGCGTGATCCTGCCGCTACCTGACGGCGTGAACAATTCTGGACCACGTTCGCCCACCATGTAGGAAGTTCCACCCATAACTGAACCGCCAACCGCCCTGCCACCACCATAGGAATAAGTGTCGTTGAAAGCGTTATCAGTACCACTTTGAGGAATAAGCATGCCCAGTGGACCAAGCAACGGTTTCAAAAACGGATTACTATTTATTAAATTGAAAACTTTTGATAATGCGGTATAAACGGCATTTAAAATACTGACCCATGTTGAAAATGCCTCAACCAAAACAACAACGGCTGCGGCAAGAATTTTGATGACCGTCGTGAAATAACCGCCCATGAATGGTGCCCAATAGGTTTTGACAAATTTCCAAATCTTTTCCATAGCGTCATAGAATGGTTGCAACGATTCAGAATTATCGTCAATGGCTTTTTTGATTTTATCAAATGAATCTTTGACTGCCTTAATGACTGGCGTGACAACAGAAACAATAAGCGGGATAACTTCCTCATAAAGAAACTTCCACCACTTCACCAAGACCGGCAATAGGTCGTCGCGGATAAAGACGAATAGATCACTAAAAATTGGACCAAGTGTTTTGCCTAAACTATCGGCAAACTTTGAAATCGCTGGAATTCCCTTGTCAACGAAACCGTTCAGCAATGGTGTAAGCGCGTCCAAAATGTACGATCCAACAGTTTCTTTTGCTTCATCAAATGCAATTGACAAGCGTTTGACTTTGCCTTCAAATGTGTCGGCTTGCGCTGACGCCTGTCCCTCAAATGTTTTTGCTAGTGCGGCAGTGGCTGCGTCAAAGTCTTTTGTTTTCAAAATGCTTTCGTCAATGCCACCACCCAGTTTTTTCAACGCGGTGAAATTGCCGTCGTGTGCTTTTGCCAATGCTTCTGACACCGCAGCTAAGTCCTTGCCTGTACCCGCAGAAATGTCCAACGCAAGTTGTTGCAATTCTTGTGCTTTTGTGACGTCTTTTGTACTTCTCACTAACCGATCCAGCGACGGACGCAATACGTCGTCAGTGATTCCGTTAGCCAATGATGTTTGGGTTATGTAAGCCTCAGTTGCTGCGATCTGCGCATTAGTTGCGCCAGTAACGTTTTCAAGTGTCTTGGCTAATTTGTCCTGTGCGGCTTCATCTGCAATGGCAGCCTTAACACCGTCAATGAGTAATTTGCCCGCATAAACGGCAGCAGCAGCGGCAGCAGCGGCAAATGCCAAACCTGCTTTCTTGGAAAAATCACTAAACCCGCTAGACGATTTTTTGACGTCGTCGTCTGCTTGATTCAGCGATTTTCTAAGATTGTCAACGTCACCAAGAATGGTGAGTTTAAGCGTACGTGAACCGCCTATCGCCATTTCACCACTCCTTCAAGATTCGACTGAAAGCATTTTCCCACTCATTTATGATGTGGGGTTGTTCGGCGCGCAAGGTTGGATAAATAAACCAGCCACGTGATCCGCGACCTTCACGACCTGACCACACTGGGAATTGCTTGAATTTGTTCGATCCGAATTCATAACCGCCCCATAGCATTTGGGTAGTACCGCCACCGCTTAATTTTTGGCTGGCATAACCAAATGAAATTTCGCCGACTTTTGATGATTTTGAAACGCGCGATCCAGCAGCGATCAAGGGTGCGACTTTATTGTTAGCCGAACCCGCTGCGCTTTCGATCCTGCCCTTCAAATAAGTCGCTAGTGCATTTGATTCTTGTTTTGCTGCTGCAACGGCTTCGTCGTCCATTGCCTTAAAAGCGGCGTAGATTTTGCGCAAGTCGCTTTTGTCATAGGCGATTAAGTCCTCAGCCATTGCGCTTCTCCAGTATCTCTAATGCCGTAAGAATGTCCTCTGCGCTTGACCACTCACTCATGGGAATTTGCGTTGCTATCGCAAGTTCCACAATGAGTCGGTTCAGGCTTCCGCGCTTGTGGCTTTTGGGTCGTCTGCCCCTGCCGTTACGTCTGACACGGTTTCGACCCACACTTCGAACGGTTTGACTGGCTTCCCTGCCTCAGCACGTTTCATGGCGTGATACGCCAAAAACAGTAAGTCAGCGATCCCAAGTTTTTCCTGAACCTGTTGGATCGTGAAGCCAGTCTTTGTCTCCCATTTTGCCCACTCAGGTGGTTGTGCCACGTAAGTTTCTGAAAGACCGCCGTTGTATTCGATTGTGATTGGTAGTTTCATTTTGTCTCCCGATTAGTAGTTTTTAACTGAAGGTTTCAGTTGGGTTGTTGACCACAACAAATGATAGCGAAACAGTTTGCGCGTCAGGTGCAGCACCGCCAATTGACGGCACGACTGGCATGACGTTAAATGCAAACACTGCGCCTGTTGCGGCAGTTAGTGAGGCAGCTAAAGTCGTGTTTGGTGCAGTTTCCCATGCAGTCCATAACGCCTCGCATAGTGATGAGGCAGCACCCCAGTCTGCAAGCATTTCGACGTCAAATGTCCATTGGTCGTCAATGTGCTTGTAAGCCTTGCCGTCAAGTGTTTGGTATGTGGTGACAGTTGGCGAATTGCTAAGTGTTGCACTGGTCGCCTGTGCGTCGTAGTTAACGGTAGCGATCGTCAAAGTTAAATCGCGACCCGTGATGATCGTTGTTGGCACGTTATCTCCTTAGTTTGTTTGGGTGTAGTACGTTGAAACGCTTATGTCAGCAACCAGCATTGGACTTTGACCTACTTCCAACACCGTCGGCTTTTCAACAACGCCTACAACGTATCCTGCGGGCATTGCCGCAAGAATTCCTATGATGAGTTTTTCCAGATTATCCAATGAAGCAGCATTGCTATTTGAAGCAACAATTGCGGTGATCTTGAAATTCAATTTGACCTTTGTTGAAGCCTTACCGATCAGCACTATTTCCATGTATGGAGAATCAGGCAAAACCACAATTGCTGGTGGAATTGGTGATTCGGGAACGCTTGAATAACTGCTTGCCGCTAGTGATGAAAATGCGTTCGCTAGGGTTGCGCGGGTATCGGCGACGGAATTGGCTGGCACTATTGCACAACCGTTTCAACGTCTAAAAATGGCTGAAGTAATGTCGAAACTCTGTTGGTAAGACTGCGACCCATTCTGTATGGCGTACTAGCAAAGTCAACGCCCTGAATCTCGCCACCTGCTGCAACACGTGATTGAAATACTTCAACGCTAACTGCAAGAATTGCCGATTCAATCGGCGCGCTAGTTGCATAAATGTCAGCTGCTGAATAGCCTGAAAGTGTTGCAGTACCTGTTGGAATTATCTCGCGCAAGGTAACGTCTGCATTTGTGATTGCTGCGGTGAAATTGTATTCCTCAGCCTTGACGACTGTGACGGTTGCAGAAAACGGTGCTGGAAGTCCAGTGATGATGACTGATTGACCAGCAACAAAATGATGTTGTCTTTGTGTGTAGTAGGTCGCGACGTTTGAAGTTAGTTTGTATCCAGTCACGCATGAAGTATTGGCAACCAGCATTGGCAAAATAACGGCTTCGCTTGTGTTGATTATTTCGTCAAGATAAGCGTCACTGTATAAGGAAACGGACACGCCAAGCACCGTACGCAATTGGCTTGCAGTGACAATGACTGGCATGTCCGTTCCTTTCGATCTGCTGCGGCGAGATCGGGAGAACCCGCCGCATGATTAGTTTTAGGCTTATGCCTTGTTATTCTTGAACGCACCCGCGGCGATCTTTGTTGCCAACGCACCAAATGAATAAATACCAACAGTAATTGAACCGTCAGCAGTTGATTCAGCGCGAAGTTGGTATTGAGTTCCCTCATACCATGTGTAAGCGTCTGGGTTAACTACTAGCAGTGTTCCGTCTCCGTCACCTGCGTTTGTTGGGTCAACGTACAGGTTCAAGCCCGCAACGTTTCCTGTCAATGATGTTGGTACTGCAACACCAGGCTGATTCATTGGGTTTGTTACCTGTGAATAAATTGGACGACCTGCGTCGTTCAATGTCATCAAGTTAGCCCATTGACCTGTTGAAGCAATGAGGTTGCGCGCAAATGGATTTGCAAGTCCAGCAGTTGCAGCATAAACGCTTGCTGATCCGCGAGAAATAACACCAAGCAATTCAGTTGCAGTTGGGTATGTTGCCACTGTTGTGCCGTCAAGTGTTGCACCTGAAATTAGCAAACCATTGACATAGGCATTTTGTGCCTTTGCCATAGCCGCGCCCATGTTACGAAGTAATTCATCATAAAATAGGGGTGACGTGCGTGTAAGTAACTCCACGCTAAATTTCTGCTGGCCAGCAAATTTTTTGACGTCCACTGAAAGGAACGCGGAATTCTGATCTGTGTCAGAAAACGCTGCGTCCTCAGCAGTTACGGCAACAGTTGGCATTTGTGTGATTTTTGGAATTTCAAAAGTCATTCCAGCGTCAGGCAATGCGCCACTGCTGATTGCGTCAATGCTTGGGCGAATTCTTGTGCCAAGTCCGTTGATAACTTCTGTCAACTGACGTGTTGGAACAAGTCCAGCGTTGTCTGTTGTGTTGTCAGCAGCTAAAACGTACTGACGTGCTGATTCGTCACCTGTTGCAGCAAGAACCTTGTTTTCTAGGTACTTTGCAGCAGTGATTTCGATACGTGGTGTGGCTTTCCAGCCGCCCACCTTGTTTGATGTTGCAGTTACTGACTGTGCGGCTTCTACCGTCTCAACGGCTTCCGCTTGTGCGACGGTGTTGTCCACTTCGTCTCCTTCTGTTGTAGGTATTGCTTCAGGTTCGATCGTCGAATCTGAAATCTGTTCGTCCTCAGTTGCCGCGACTGTTTCAACGCGGGCTGATCGGATCGCTGGTTCGCTGGTCAATGCAACGGCAGTCAATTCCCCAGCAAGAATTCTGACTGTGCCGTCTTTAAGTGTTTCGTAATCATTGAATGAAACTTCCACACTAAAACCGTCACGCAAACCGTCTTGTGCTTCGACAAGCGCGTCGTTGCCAGCAGTTGTTTCGGCGATCTTGAATGTTGCGTCAATGCCAGTGCCGTCGGCCGAAAATGATGTATCCAATGTCTTTCCAATGCGGCGTGTGCGATCATGTTCAAGATTTAACAAAACGGCAGTTGGTTCGATTGAACCAGTAGCAAACTGAACTTTGCCAATTGAAGCGTTGCCTGTTTCCTCAAATGTGACAATGCGACCGCTGATTGTGCGACTTACTGAATCGGCGGCAGTTATTTTCATTGGTGTAATGACTTTTTTCATAGCAGCATGTCTTCTTCCTCGCGTATTTCCTGAACTGACATTGCGCCAATTCGGTTCAAGATTTCATAAACCTGCGCGCGTTCGTAAGGATTGCCACGCAAGAAATCATCTAGGTCAAACGAAACTTTGTTGCCCGCTGGGGTGAAATCAGAAAATGTCAGGCGTTGTTCAATAATTGACATATAATTTCTAAACGCAAAATCTACAAGGTCACGCCTCTTGTCTAAAGCGTTGGAATACGTGAAACTGGACTGTTGCGAATCAGTGAAATACGCTGGCAAACCGCAAGCACGTGCCAATTCAAGTGAAACGTAATTGCGCGCTTCATTTAGCTGCAAATTCTTTGGATCGTAACCAATTGTTTCCAGCGTTACGTCAGCATTTAAAAACGCCGTTGATTTGTTTGCACGTGCAGTACGCCATGAAGTTAGCAATTTAGAAATACGATCAGCCGGCAATGAAGTGCCATTTGATTTCAAAACCATTTGTGGAATTGGTTCATTAGCAAAATTCATTGCAGCGCGTTCAAGTGCGGCAGCAGCCCTAATGGTGCGACCTGCGCGAGATAGCAAACCCTCTTGTGTGTTATTGAATACAACTAAATTTGAAGGATCAACAAATGAACCGTCTATTTGATACGACTGAATTTCAAAACCCATTCCAGTCGTTTGAATTGTTACACGTTCAGGGGCAATGCGTTCCATTGCGCGAATTTTTCCTGTATCGGCATAACGTTCCATAACGTAGGCATAAGCAGCAGGGTGAAAGAATAAATCTGAAATAATCCAACCCCAAAATGTTGCACCTGGTATGCGTGGATCGGGCTGGTTGATAACACGCGGTTGTGAAATCTTTTCGCCTGTTGCTTCATTGCGTGTGTGCATTGGTAGTGAACCAATTGTTTGAATGATTCCCAATGCACGTGCAACTGTTGGAACAGACATTGCTTCAGCGCGTGAGGCAGTTACTATCCCGCCGAATAGAAATAGATTTCCTACTTCACTGTAATACGGCGCGATAGCAGCTGCGTCCACCTGCGCGGCTTCCACCGTGACGGCGGCAGTCGCCTTGCGTGTAAATAGATCAGTAAATCCCATGCCCGAATTCTTGCAGGGTTATAGAATCAACCAACCATTATGTCAAGATCATTCTCTGGGCGTGTCGCAAAGTGGGAAACAAGGCTGACCGCTACTGCACCACAAACGACCGATTGTGACGCGCGCCTTCCAATAACCCAGCCGCCGTCCCCACGACGCAATTGCACCGCTGCCAAAACTTCCTCAGATAATTGGCTTTGACCCCTGTGTTTTAGCCGACCACTGTTGATCGCCGAAAGCATTTCGTCACACGCTTGCGGATAGGCGTTGTCCATGTCAAAAACTGGAATTCCCGCTGGGGCTAAACGCGCCGCAACCGCGCCACTGGTTTTGCGTGAGTAAAGCACGTATTCGGTTGGATACCTGCGGGCATAATCGGCTAGGTCGTTGGCGATAGCCTTATCGTCCAACTGCAATTCATTTGACCAAGTGTGTAGCAATTTAACAACAAACTTTTCGCCAGCGATTTTCTGCGCGCCAACTAAACTGGCATGGCGTCTATCGGGTGAAAGGTCAATGCCCAGCCACGTCAATTTGTCGGGGTCTAGGTCAATGGTTTTGTCAAGACAATTTCCCCATGAGGCAGAATCTACCGCGCTATTTATAGCAACAACCCAACGGCACAAGACTTCAGTCATTACGACGTCAGGCGGGTCATTCAAAACGCTTCGCACGTTGTCGGCATGGATTAACGTTCCCATTGAAGGATTACTGTGCCTTGCGTTTTCCACGCTAATTTCGTCGGTTGGTGCTGACCATTCAAAATACCCAATGTCGTCCTGAACCCCTGCAATGCTGGCAAGCGCGCGATCGCGAAACTGGTTTAATACCACCGAACTGGAATCACCCGCGTTCGTGTACGCCATGACCATTGGATTAGCCGCTGCCATAAGGGTGTACCGCAAACTAGCAAACGATTCAATGTCAGTCATTTCACGCAATTCGTCCAAGTGAATTGTTGAAGGTCGGGAGACACCGCGGGCAGCTGATCCACCAGCACGAACAATGAAACGGTTGCCAGTCATTGTTTCGATTTCCTCACCGCCATGTTGCCAGCGGATTTTCTTGACCTGTTTTGCCAATGCGTCATTTGCTTCAATTACCTGAACCATTGCCCGAAATTGTTCTAGCGACGTGGACAGGCGGTGCGCTGATCCGATCTGCAACTTTTCGTCCCATAGAAACAAGCCACCAAGAATTCTAATCTGCTGCAAAAACGACTTTCCGTTTTGGCGGGCTACCACAATACAATTGACTGGGGTTGCCCACCTGCCGTCAGGCTTGACCTTGTGACTGTTGACCAACGCAAATTTCTGCCATTCAAGCAATTCGATCTTAAGACTGGACGCTAAATCAACCAATTCATGCCCGCGTGAGGGTAAATCGTTCAGTGGCGTGTGAATTCGCGGGGTTTGTACGCCAATTAGGGCGTTTTCCACGTCTGCGTCCCTACCCAAAACCGTTTGCAGCCCTTCTAAGCCTTCTGCGGTCGTCTGGTGACCTTCTATGACCCTTTTAGTCATGTTCGTGGCTTTTTGAGTCGTTTTGGGGGGAATTTAAAACAGGAAGGGTCAGGGGTGTCCTAGCATTATTAAAAAACCGCCCACCCTTAGCAGAATTACACGATACGCACAAAGTTTGTAGATTCCAGTCCTCATCACTACCGCCTAGATTTCTTGGCACTATGTGATCCACTGAATTGCCTTCCATGCCGCATTGCTGGCACGTGTGACCGTCACGCTGAAGTATCCGCGCCCTGATCTTGCGCCATTTGCTTGTGCTTCCATTGTCCTTCAATGCGCTTGCCATTAGTAATACCCATGCTTCAAATGAAA